AGGCCAGGAGCCGGGCGGCGGACGCCTCGACCTCCTCCTGCGTGGAGCCGGTGAGCAGGTCGATGTCGATCCCCTTGGCCGCGGCCACGCGGGCGCGCAGCGCCGCGACCTCGAGGTCGGCGGCGCGTCTCTCGGCGGCCTCCTTGGCCTCGACGGCCTTCTGGAGGTCGGTCTTGTCCCGCTCCTCGATCTCGTCGAATCGCGCAGCCTTGTCGGCGTTCGCCCTGGCGCGCTCCTCGTTCTTGCGGGACAGGGCCTTCCACTTCTCGGCCTCCGCCCTCCAGTCCGTCTCCCCGCCGGAGCCGTTGCGGCCCTCGTCGGGGACGTCCTGCGGCTGCTCGGCGGCGGCTGCCTGGTCCTGCGGCATTCTTCTCTCCTCCTGTTTCAGGAATCATGCGGCTCCCACCGTTCCGGGAAGAACCGTGAATGTGTGTGCTGCGCGGGCATGAGTGAAGGCGACTAGCCGGCCCGCAGTGCATTTCGCACCCTGGTGGGTCGGCTGTCGCCTTCACCGGTGATTCTACCTCGAGTGCGTCAAGGTGGTGATGACTCCGTTGTGGTCTATGACCATGATCTCCACGATGCGCGACTGGCCTCGGAATCGGCGTTCGATCTGCCCGCAGGCGACCGGGTCAGAAAGTTTGCAGCGGCGCAGGTCGATGACCAGGCGCCTGGACTGGCTGCGGGCCTTCTTGAACTGGTCCGAGATCGTATTCTTCTCCGACCCGCCCTCCGGGGCCTTGAACTCCCAGACCTGGCCGTCCATGTCGACATCCGGGTTCTTCACGCCCTTCTGGTTCACCGGCACCCTGAAAACCACTTCATGGCCGGCGGCGGCGAGGGCCTGGGCCGTACGGATCTCGTGCGGCTTCGGCCGCGGCATCCCCTCGGGGATCGTCACCGATCCCTTCCCCGAGGCCCGGCGTCGGCCGCGGGTGCCCTTGAAGGACAGGACGGGCCCGTACTCGCCGTGCTCGGTCACGAGGAGCACGTCCCGGTAGTCCGGCGACCTGGCGCCCCGGTCCGATACCCCATAACGCTGGGCGACGATGTCGTGGACCCGCTCCAGGGTGTCGGAGTCGATGACCTGCCCGCCGTCGTAGTCCAGCGGCAGGGGCCCCTGCCCGCAGTCGCACCCCGGGTGGATGGGCATGAGGTTCTCGACCCAGTAGCGCTGGGTGGAGGCGACCACGCACAGGGCGCAGTTCTCACGGCCGGTCAGGATGCGCCGGTACATGCGCGCCCCCGAGGCGCGCATGGAGGTGCGGGCCTGGGCCCGTCTGGCCAGCTGCAGATCCCCGCCGATCAACTGGTGCAGGCGCAGCCCGCCGGCGGCCACCGCCCGGTCGACGGGGTCGCCATCCGCGAGCGCGCTCCACACGGATGCTCCTGCGCGCCGGTAGACCTCCTTCGGGTCCACGCCGCGAGATCCGGTGACCTCGTCCCGATCGACGGGGGGCAGGTCCGGGTTCAGGCCGATCTCGCGGGCGCACTGGGCCAGGTACGCGCGCGTGAGCTCGGCGATGCGGACCTGGCCGGCGATCACCCGGGGGACGATCGCCTCGACCATCCGGTCGATGGCATCGTCGCGGTAGTCCGGCAGGGACGCCCACAGAGAGGCGGCGAAGTCCTCCAGGCGGGAGCGCACCGCGTGGACCTGGGCGTCGCAGGCGGCGGCGAGGTCATCGAGGCGGTCCAGGTCACCCATCGTCCGGGGCCTCGGCGGCCGGGGCGGCGGGAGGCCGGGCGGTCAGGCCGAGGGCGAGGGCGAGCTGCTCCTCGGCACGACGCTGCTTGTCCTGGGCGATCTGCTCGGGGCTGTAGCCCAGGATGTTCTCCTGGATCGTCTCCAGGGCCTCGCCGGCGGCCTTGGCCTGCGCCGCGGCCGCGTACCGCTCGGTCATGGTCACGGTGGCCGGTGGCGCGAACTTGACCTCGACCGTGTCGCCCGCCAGGGACTCGCCCTCGACCTGCAGGGCCTTGACGAGCATCACCGCCAGGGCCGGTTTGAACCGCAGGATGCGGTCCTGGGCCTTGAAGACGAGCTGCTGCATCGGCTGCTCGGCGCCGGAGGCGGACTGGTTGGCGGCGTCCGGAAGCATCGCCGAGACCGGGGTGTGGGTCTCGGCAGCGAGCTCGCGCCAGTCGTCCTTGACCGCACTGAGCATCGGGGTCAGGTCAACGGTCTGCGACTCCCAGATCTCGACGCCGGGAGGCAGCTCCCACAGCGCCCCCGGGCCCGGCTCGAACATCTCCTGGTAGTCGATGTCGTCGCCGTCGGGCCCCTCCTCGGGCAGACCCGTACCAGGATCCGTGGAGATGGTCTTAAGGGCCCGCTGCCGGTAGGTCTGCATCGCCATCGTGACCAGGCGGTAGAGGATCCCGGTGTTGATGCGGTCGATCAGGCCGGTGTGAGCCTCGAACTCCCCCATGCCGTCCTTGTTGCCCAGCAGCACGATCGGCGGGTCACCGTCGTAGACGTCGAGGCCGTCTAGGTCCCACCTGCCCTGCACACGGCTGATGAGCTGGTTGCGCTCGTTGTAGACGCTGCGGGAGTAGGTGGCCTTGACGCCGTCGACCCAGACGATCATGTGGTCGGCGCCCTCGGACACGGACCGCCAGACCTTGACCGCCGCGAGCGCCTTCCACGGGCGGACGGGGTCGGGCTCGGCGTAGAGCTGCTCGGGCATTTCCCGGGTGATGACGGCCTCGCCGTTGTCGTCTCGGGTGACTAGGAGGTAGCCGGTGCCGACGGTGAAGGCGTCGCGGGCGGCGTCCTTGAAGGCGACGTCGAGGCGGTTGTCCCGCCAGATGCGGCGGGCCCGGACGGCTCGGGGGCCGTCGGGGGACTCTCCGACCAGGATCCCGTTGGGGATGAGGCGCTCGACGAGGGTGTCGACGATGAGCGCGCCGGCGTTAGCCAGGGCGCGTCGCTGGAAGGCCTCCCAGGACTTGCGCAGGTTGGGGCCCATCTCCGGCAGGGGCGCGTTGCCGTTGGTGTAGCCGCGCAGGAGGTCCACGCGGGGTCGTGCGGCGTCCATCCGGGAGGTCAGGAAGGTGACCCACTGGTCGAGCGTCTTGCTCATGGTCCTCCCTATCCGTAGAGCCGGCGGGGCTTGCGTCGTCGCTGCGGGCGGGTGGCGCCCTTGCCGACGGCGTCCAGGCCCGCCCGGTAGGCGAACATGGCGCCCCAGGCGGCGTCGATCTTGGAGTAGTCCTGGTCATCGGCTGGCTTGGTGAGCACGTAGCCGGCCTGGCGTGGTGAGCGCCGGGCGTTGAGGAAGTGAGCGGTCATCTGCGGGTCACCGTCGTAGGTGACGCGGCCCTGCTGGATGGCGGAGAGCAGCTGGGCGAAGGAGTCGCAGGTGGCTGAGACGTTGCGCTGGGGGTAGCGGATGGGCTCGGCGGCGCTGATGCGGGCGCGCAGGCGGCGCGAGTAGGCGGCCTCCCAGGTCTTGACGTCCTGCGCCCACCCCGCTGAGGGGTCGGCGTAGAAGCCGACGACGTTGTAGCGCTCGAAGGTCTCCCGGACGGTCTGCTCGATCTCGAGGCGCGGTGGCTGCCAGCCCTCGCCCTTGGGGCCGTCGGGCTGGGACCAGATGCCGATCTTGAACAGGTGCTGTTGGGTGACTGAGTAGCCGATAAGGACCGTGGAGTCGGCGATGCCGATCTTGCGGCCCTCGGAGCCGTCGAAGCCGAGGGTGATGGGCTCGTTGGTGGTGATGGTCTTGCTGTGGTCCTCGATGGCGCGCAGCTCGGGCATGGTCAGCCAGGCGTCGGAGGCGGCGCCGATCTGGTTGAGGAAGTCGGCGCACATCTCGGCGGGGTCGTTGTCCGTCTCCCAGAAGTCGTCGGCGGTGCGCTCGATGTCGACCCAGCCCGGTGAGCAGGCAGGCTCGTGGATGGCGCACCCGCGGGGGTCGGCTGAGGCGTCGCCGTAGGCGATGCGCAGGCCCTCGATGAGGCTGTCGCGGTCGGAGATGTCGGTGTCCAGCGGTGCGGCCCTGTGGTCGTACAGGAGGCGCCTGGCGGCGGCCTCCTTGACCTTGCCGGCCTTGATCTGCTCGGCGTAGCGGGCCGTCGTCTCGGCGACCGAGTTCTCGCCGATTGTGTAGGCGTTGGGGGTCTCGATCGTGACGCCGCCGAGCTTGGTGGCGTTGTTGCGCAGCGTCTTGGCGAGCTTGGGGCCGCCGTTGCTGGGCACCCAGGTCTCGGTCTGGTCCAGGACCGCCATGACGGCGCGGGCGCCCTTGACCGAGGTCGCCGAGGAGGTCCGCTTCTCGATCCTGCCGCGGCGCATCGTGACGAAGGAATCCATCGGGTCGACGTCGTACTCATCCTGGGCCGGTGAGCCCCGTAGCATCTCCAGTAGCGGCGCCCAGGTGTTCGCGGTCTGGTCGTCGGTGGTGGCCGTGACCTGCACTAGCGGAGTCCGCCTGGTCGCCCACGGGACGCCCACCGGCTGGCCGGCGGCATCCCACCCATCGCACAGCACGGGCCCCATGGCCTCAACACAGCAGACCGCCGCCACGAACGGGCTCTTACCCCATCCACGAGGACGAGAGAGGACCGCGCGGGACTTCACACGCCTGCCCGTAAGCGGGTCGAGCTCGTAGAGCCGCACCAGGAAGTCCAGCTCCTCCTGCGTTGGGACGAAGGGCAGCAGGTCGTCGCAGTCGGGCTGCAGGAGGAAGTCAGTCATCCAGTCGGCGACGTCGTACCCCAGGGTCGGGAACTCATCATCCTCATCCAGCGGGGACCACGGCATCCGGCCGCACCCCCTCCATCAGTCGATGACGCGCAGCACCTTCGAGCGAGCCCGCGAGCGCGATCCCGATGCGGCGGGGGGCTCTGCGACCTCAACGGGGCCTCCTGCCTCGGCGCTGTCGGCGACAGCGAAGGTGATGCGCAGGCGGGCGCGGTCCTCGGGGGTGGCGCCGAACTTGGCGACGCGCAGGCGCAGCTCGGGGCCGAGCCTGACATCGCCCTTCCAGTAGCGGGCGTGGAGCAGAGCCGTATCCATCAGGAACGCCCAGTCGACGTCGGTGTAGTCAGTCGACAGCGGCGACTCGGCCCACATGCGCCACCAGCGCTCGGTGATGGCCGGCCAGTGGAAGCGCTTCTTGTGGACCGTGCCGTCGTCGTCGGTGACGTCGACGTAGATGGTCGGCAGCCTCGGCTGGGTGACCGGCACGGCGGGTAGGACCTTGAGCGGCTCCGGATCTTTGTTACGGCGCGCCCGCTTGGACGGATCCTTGGGCTGCGGCCCCCTGCCTGCCACCTTTCCACACCCCCAAATCCCTGTTATTCCAACGAATTAGCCGTTACACTTGAGTCTATGAGGACATGTGGCAGGCCGGGGTGCGACCGCCAGATCAGCGGCTCGAAGCGGGCTGATACCCGCTTCTGCTCGACACGCTGCCGCGTCGCCGCGCACCGCGAGCGCCGCCGTCGCGCCGCCAAGGCCTGCCCCGTACCCGCCGAGATGCTGACGATGCCGAGGTGGGTCAACCACGACGAGCACAAGCGCCCCATCTGCCCGTCCACCGGCCGGTGGGCGTCAGTGACCGACCCATCGACCTGGGACACCTGGCAGGCCGCGAGCAAGCGCGACAGCCGAATCGGCTTCGTGCTCGGCGGAGGCATCGGGTGCATCGACCTGGACCACTGCCTGGACGCCCATGGGCGACCGAGCGAGGCAGTGGTCGAGCTGCTCGAGTTCTACGCCGGCTCCTACGTCGAGGTCTCGCCGTCGGGAGACGGGCTGCACGTGTGGGGCACGGCCCCGGAGCGCCGCGGTTTCCGACGCACCTGGAAGGGCCAGGCAGTGGAGTTCTACTCCCAGGACCGCTACGTGACGGTCACCGGGCGAGTTTTCCGCCCCGGGGCGCTGCTGCCCCTCTGAACGCCCTCACACGCAGCCTCAACGGCATCCCAGCCAGGCGGCAGGGGTGCCATATTTCGTTGCAATCACGGCAGAAAGTCGCGTTCTCAGAATCCCCAGACCCGTACACAGAAAAAACAACAGCATCTCACGGTGCTGGGGCCGGGTGGGGTACGGGGTCCCCACCCCCGTCGGTGGTCGGGACGAGCCCGGGATGCGGTGGCCGGCGTGGCGCTCGGGCCTCGCGCAGCGCCGCGAGGTCGGCACGCGACTCCTGCTGCGTCTTGCGCTTGTGATGCCATGAGCACAGCCACTGCAAGTTGGAGACGTCGTGATCGTCTCCGCGCTCGATGTGGTCGCACTCTCTGCCAGGCTCGACGCACCTTGTTCCATCGCCCATGACACCTTCGCACTGACCGCCTGCGCGCTGAGCGACGAAAGCGCGACGCAGCTGCCAGTCATCAGGAAGATGTGAAGAGCGGTCACTGCTCTGCCACGCCACCATGACAACCTCCCTTGGTTGAAGCGGCTGGGCGCAAGTGTCCCGCTGACACCAAGGATGCAATACGATCGAACGCCTGTCCAGACGGTGGTGCGCACGGCGTGTCACACCAAGACCAAAGGAGCGCTGTGCTGCCGCGAGGTGCAGCGTAAAATCATCCAGCCCGCTCAATGGTGAGAAAGGAACAACGATGTTCGGACGTAAGAAGGAACGACCTATCAGCTTCTTCTTTTCGGCGAAGGATGGGGCCCTGCATCTCTACCCCGACCGGCTGGAGAAGAAGGGGGGTGGGTCCGTTGAGGCCCTCCCCCTCAGTCAGCTAGAGGGGGTGCGTCTTGAGGACGGGGAGGAGCTATCCTCCCGGGTCACGATGACCCGGCTGGTCACCCTCGGGGTGTTCGCCCTCGCGGCCAAGAAGAAGACCGGGGGCGAGAAGTTCCTGACCATCGAGAGCCCCGACATCTTCTGGACGATCGAGGTCCCCCGAAAGAACGTCGGCGCGGCGCAGCGATTCATCGGCGACATCGAGCAGCAACGCCGCCGGCTCTGACCTCTCGCCCTCAAGCACGTAGATCCCCCTGGCAAACGCAACGCCAGGGGGATCTACGTGCCGGGCACAGGCTACCGGTTGCAGGTAGCGCGACGGCCGCGTCTCCAGTCTGTGCGGTGCGCGGCCGCCTCCCGCTCGAGGACGTCGGGCCAGGCCACCCACACCTGGCCGGCGGAGCGCAGACTCCTCACCCTCTTGCGGCGCCGCCAGGACTGAAGAGTGCGGTAGCTCAGGCTCGGCATCCGCTCCCGGACCTCAGCCGCAGTCACCCACTCCACCCCGTCAGGTCCGGTCACGCTCACGACGCGGCCGCCTCGACCTGGCCAGACTGCGCGACAGTCAGCGCCCAGCTCCGAGTCCTGTCCCAGTCCTCCTCGGTGAGCACGCTCCCACAAGCAGGCAGAGTGCAACGCACCAGGAGATCAGCTCCCGGCACCGAGGGCGGGACGATCACCAGCGACCAGGCACCACATGACGGGCAGCGCACCTCGGTGACCCTTCGCTCCGGCTCCTGGACCGGCCAACGAGCCAACGCCCTACCGGTAGCCGGTACCAGATCGGCGATCATGTCCGCGGCCCAAGGCTGGGAGGCGACCCACTCCAGGTGCGGGTCCAGCCAGGCAACGAGACGACGCGTGTCCTCCGGCTCCCGAGGACCGAGGATCACCGGGTCGGCAACGCCGTCAGCGACGTCGGCCCAGTCCAACGGCCCGGCTACCGGACGCCCTTCCGACCAGCGGCACAGGCCCACCGGCAGGCTGCCGGCAGTCGGGTGCTCCACCGCGACCTCCTGCGCCCACGTACCCAGGATCGCGTGCAGCTCATCGGCCGCCACCAGCGCATCGGAGTACAGGCACCCAGGCCCCGGCGTCGACCGGCCACCACCAGCCCGGCCCAGCGGGCTCCGCAGGGAGGGAGCACCCATATCGAACAGGTGTTCAACCAGGGACGGCAGGGTGCGGACCGAGGCCTGAAGACGCCCCCAGCACCAGGAGCACAGCACCCCAAACTCCGCCTGACGAGGCAGGCAACCGGCGCACTCAACCTCCTCCGGCTCCCCGTACTCATCCCGGCCCCAGGCCCAGCCGTCGCACTCGGCCAGGTGATGGCCACGAATCGTGCAGCCCGACGCGCACTGACTCATCGCATGTCTCCTTGCAGTTTCATCATGAACGTGGCGGCCAACCCCACCTGAGTAATGACCGACCCGGTGGACTCGAAGAAGAACCCGTTACCGGGATCCGAGACGTCAGCGGTGTCGACCAGTTGGACAGCCACAAGCCACGCGCCGCCCAGGGAACCAGGCATCTCATCGGCCACGTGCGCAGCGATCGCCTCCTCAAGCACCCGCTTCGTAGCAGCACTCACCGGTGGATCACCTCGTCCCCGATCACCGCGAGCACCAGCGTGGCCCACCCTCGACGCAGTTCACGATCCGCTTCCTCGAGGGAACCCGGCACGTAGAGGTTCTGGTCATTCCGCGTCCGCCGCAGATCCTGACGGACCTCGGCCCATCCCTCTTTGAGAACGCTCAGTAACTGGTTCATCTTCTGGCCCTTCGCCGTCGTCGTGGTCTTCTCCGACCAGTGCCAGGGGGCGCGCCCCCCAGCCCGAGCCCAGTCCCGGACAGGCCCCTCCCAGGACCCGAGGCCCGGCCCTGCCCGTCCCTACCCGACCCGGCGTATCCAGATTCCGTACCCGGCGGATCTGTCTCGATCTGTCCGGATCTGACCTGATCTGGCAGATCCGGACAGATCGAGGGAGTCGACCGCGCCCCAGGGGCTGCGCGTGCGGCGTCCTGCGGCCCGCCGGCAGGGTCAACCGTCTCCACGTGTGCCTCATCATCACCGCGCGCTGACGGGCTGCCCAGCTGGCTGCTGGACGGCCTGCCCCAGTGGAGCTGGGGCGCTCGACCCGGCCGTATCCCTGCCTGGCTGGCAGGTCGGCTGGGGAACGTGTCTGGCGCGCGGGAGGCCTCGGCCGCTGGGGCGGGCCTCTCCTCACCGGTGGTGAGGGGCTCAACCCGACCAACGCGGTCCGACTGGCTGTCGGCGCGTCCGGGGAGCCTGCGATGAGCTGCCTGGCCCGGCTGGCTGCCGGGCAGGTGGGATGCGGAGACGGGTCCAGGCCGGGGCGGCTGGCTGCCGGCCCCGACTCCGTCGACGGTCTGCGAGGACGTCCGCACGTCGCTACCCGCACGCAGAGGTTTGGTCCCCTCCGCAGCGAGCTCGGGCGGGCGCATGTCGTGAAGCGCCAGGACGTCGGCGTGGCTGTTGAGCCACTCACGGGTCCGGGGCGAGTAGTACGGGCGGTCTGGAGGAGTCAGCAGCGGCCGGATGCGATCGGCCGCCGCCATCCCCTCCGACGGGGGCAGCCCCTTGGAGGCGTTACCCCGGATCGAGTTGCACGACCGGCAGGCCACGACCTCGCTGTGCCACGTTCCCGACTGGCCAGGCATGCGATGGTCGTAGGTGCCTCCCTTGCCGCCCTTGCGGTCGGCCCAGTTGACGACCTTCCCGCAGTAGCGGCACGCGTCGCCATCGCGCCAGCGCACCGGCACGATGATCGACAGGTCCCCGTTGTTCGCCTTGCGGTCGCGCTCCCACGCGACCTCCTCGGCGGTCTTGATGTGGACGAAGTCCGGATCCGCTACCAGGCGGAAGAAGCGTCTCCCGGATCCGGGCTCAACGTCCTGTACCCCGTAGCCGGCGAAGGCCGCCAGACCGAGCAGGTGATCGGCCTGAGACTTCGAGCCGGCCATCTGCACAGCGGACGAGTACCAGAACACGTAGTCCGTCAGGTACTGCGCGCTCATCGCTGCCAGGCGCAGCATGAACCCGAACACCTCGTTGACCGACCTGTCGTCGGCATCCGGGTGCTCCGCGACGGCCAGCACGATCGGGTGCGTGGCCGCAGTATCAGTCAAACGTGCCCAAGGCATGGAACGGGGATCTCTCTACTCACAAAACAACAGGACATCTACGGCGCCGGGCGGCTCTCGGCCGCGAGCGCGATGGCGTCTCATGGGGACTCCACTCAGAACGGAGGCTCGTCTCGGAAGGCTGCTTGCCCGCCCGTGGCCCACGGGTCGTTCGGGGCGCCGCCTTGGGGCGCCTGCCAGGACCCGACCGTTGCCGGCTGGGCTGGGGCCTGCTGTTGGGGCTGGCCG